GTCCTTCGAGATCGCGTGCTCGTCAAGGTGTTGCCCTACGTCCACCCGACGTTGGAGACGCCGGGCATCGAAGTGAACAAGGGCGTCGTGATCGCGGTAGGCTACGGCCGCCGCCAGCGGCGCAAGGTCGCCTTCAAGCAAGAGATCAGCGAGGGACCTCCCGTGCTAGGCCCCGGCGGGACCGTGATGAAGTTTGCGAAGAGCAAGCTCTCCGGCAAGACCCTCTGGTTCGAGGACGGCCCGGAAACAGGCGCGATAATTCCGATGCAAGTGAAGCCGGGCGACGTCGTGGAGTTTAGTTTCCGCAACGTGACATTGGTTGACTTTGACCGCTGTGGCTTCCCCGGTATCGGGCACCTCGCGTTCGTCTGGCAGAAGGCGATCTACTCCGTCGACCCGGACGAGTCGCTGAACGAGTGCCTGATGTGGCAGCAGTCCGCGGGCTACGACCGTAAAGGTAATTGGATGTCTGGTAGCGAAGATTGGAATAGAGCGTGACATACCAGACAGAAGGTCGGCGCAGCCGCTACAGCGCCGACCCGGAGTACAGAGCCAAACGCTTAAAGCAGGCTGCGGCATACAGGGAGAAAAATCCTACGAAGTACCGTGAATGGCAGCGCTCTGACCGCGAGCGTAACCCGGAAAGATGGCTAGCGTACGACCGAAAAGCGAAAAGACTACCGGAGCCTACATATCCAGCTCCGGATAGATGTGAGATTTGTGGCCTACGACCTTCTGGAAGATTCAAAGCACTTTGCTTGGATCACGATCACGTTACTGGAAAGTTCCGGGGGTGGCCGTGCAGTAACTGCAACGTCGGGTTAGGCCATTTCAGAGATAATCCCGAAGCTCTAGAGAAAGCCGCGCGTTATTTACGAGACCGGGTCTAGGTATGGGACAGAACGTACCGGACGACGAGCAGCTCGGTAGCATGGCGAAGGCGCAGACCCCAGGCGCACCGAGCACCCCCTGGGGGAAGTGGCCCAAGATCAAGCCGGAGACGGTCGCGCCGCTGCGCGACGGTCGGCCGGACATGTACAACCACATGCCGACGCGCTTCGTTTCCAAAGAGGAAGCGAAGGCGCGCGGTTGGAAACACTTCTGGACTGGAGAGGTGTGCGTTACCGGGCACCGCGCCGCGCGCTACGTCGCGAACGGCAGCATCTGCGTTGATTGCCAACGCGTCGAGCGTGGCCAGGTGCCGGTCTATGGCAAGGGTGTGCCTGAGCTTGAAGAGGTACGCAGGCGCAAGTATACGCAGAAGGATACCGCGCCAGCGGGGCCGCCGGTCCCGAACGCTGGTGAGAAGAATTTTTTGGCGAAGTACGCGGAGCTGAAAGACTTCGCGCTCGCCGCCGACGCGTGCGGGCGCAGCGAGACGGAGTTTCTGGCGATCCTGAGCTGGAACACGACCTTCAGGGACGCAGTGAACCGCCTCGAAGAGAGCATCGGAGTCACCAGAACGCTGAGCGTGACAGAAGATTTTGACTGGACAGACGAGAAGCGCCGCGCGTTCCTGATCACGTACGCCAACACGGCGGACATGAAGCAATCTCTGCGCTCCGTAGGAGCTACCAACGTGCAGTTCCACAAGGAGCTGAACGGCAACGGCGAGTTTCAGAAGGATTTTGACGACGCCGCGCACATAGCGCGGTCCGTGTTCGACCACGCAGCCTCCGCGGCCGCCACCAAGGGCGACGCGCGCATGCTCGGGCGCATCGCGGCGAACTTTTTCCCGGAAAAATTCGGTGAGAACCTGAAAGTGGATCTCAACGTCAAGCAGAACCTATCGTTGGACCAAGCCCATGCGCAACTTACCACGCTCCTATCAAGATTTGATCGACAGGGTATACTCGCCGCTCCCGCCGCAGCTGCAGACTCTGCTATCGAAGCAGAATTTGAAGTCGTTGAGCCTGCCAGAGACGACGAAGTTGATCCAGATCCTGAGCCAGCGTGCGCAGATCCAGGATCAGACCCAAATAGTGACTTGGTTTCAGGATCCGTCTGACCATCCAGCGCTGAAGAACTGCCCACTGGGGCGGAAACACTATCCGAAGCAGATGCGCTTCTTCGCGTTGGAGCAAACCGACGACGAGATCGCGCTTTTCGGTGGAAACAGAACGGGTAAAACGCATTGCGGGTGTTTCGCGGACGTGCTGCACCTCACCGGACTGTACCCAGACTGGTGGCCTGGGCGCCGATACACCCACCCTATCGATATGTGGGTCGCGACGGACACTGCGAAGAACACGCGCGACATTTTGCAGGAAAAATTCTGCGGGAAGCCGGGGCAAGATCAAGCGTACGGCACCGGGATGATTCCTGGAGATCTTTTGGTGCGGCGGACCGTGAAACACGGTCTCGCCGATGCGTTCGAGTCGGTTTTCGTGCGGCATGTGTCCGGCGGGATCTCGACGCTGCAGTTCAAGTCGTACGATCAAGGCCGCGAAGCATTCCAAGGCACGCGCCAGCATCGCATTCACTTGGACGAAGAGCCAAAACTCGAGATTTACACCGAGTGCCTGCTCCGTTTGCTGAGCACGGTGCCCGGCGAGCCGAACGGCACGCTCGCGTTGACAGAGACGCCAATGTTAGGCGTCTCGGACCTGATGATCACGTTCATGCCCGAGCTTTCGCCCGAGCCTGACGCAGTAGCCGGAGCGGCGTGGGATATGGGTGAAGAGGAAGAGGTAGTTATAGATGAGGAGATCGCAAATTGAGTCGCGCCGCGATCTTTTTAGATATGGATGACGTCCCGCACCTCGGCGAGAAAGAGAAGAAGCAGATTCTAGCGGGTGTGCCATCATGGCAGCTGCAGGCGAGAAAGTCCGGCATCCCTGGTCACGGCACCGGAGCGATCTACCCGATCCCCGAAGACGTGATGAAGATCGAGCCGTTCGACATCCCGTCGCACTGGCCGCGCTCGTATGGGATGGACCCGGGCTGGAACTGCACCGCGGTAATATGGTTCGCTTGGGACATCGACAACGGATTCAATGACGCCTCCGGCCAGCGCCGGTACCCGGCGGTGGCGTACGACGAGTACTATCGCGGCCAGGCCGACCCCGCCGTGCACGCTGCGGCGATCATGCGCCGCGGCCAGTGGATCCCAGGCGTCATCGATCCCGCCGCGCAGAAGGCGCGAGGCCCCGATGGCGAGCTACTGATCGACGCCTACTGTCGGCTCGGGCTGAAGGTCAGCAAGGCCGACAACACTGTCGTGTCTGGTCTGGTACAGACCTGGGACATGCTCTCGACGCAGCAGTTGCGCGTCTTCAGCACGCTGACGAATTGGTTCAAGGAAGTGCGCCTCTATCGTCGCGACGAGAAAGGCAATATAATAAAAAAGAATGACCACATCATGGACGCGACCAGATATAACGTGATGTCTGGTTTTGATGTTGCGAAAGCTCCCCCTTCAAGCGAGGGAGGTTTGCCCTGGTTCCAGTGGGCTCCGGAAATGGCTACTCAAGGAGGGATCTGGAGTGGTTAGAAGCGCCGTCGAACGTAAGCGGGCGAACGACAAATATCGCGTTAAGAATCGCGACAAAATACGGAACCAGGTGCATCAGCGGTATAGATACCCGGCGCCTACGCGACCGCGTCCAGAATTATGCGAGTGCTGCGGACGCCCGCCAGCAAAGAAAGCGCTCGCATTAGACCACGAGCATTTGACTAACACCTTCCGAGGATGGCTATGCAATCGCTGCAACGCCGGTATCGGCTTACTAGGTGACAGCTTGGACGGGATACTACGCGCCGCCGCGTACCTCCAGAGAAGTGTGTGGAGCGGCTGATGCCCATCGGTGAGGTGGAGGCCGAATTCCGCAAGCGCGGTGCGTTCATGTTGGTCGATGTGAAGAGTAGGAAGCTTTGGTTCTATCACTACTCGAAGGACATGATCGGCATCAAGCACATGATGGCCGCGCTGAAAGGACGACAGGGTGAAATGATAGATTTTTTAATTGCACGAGCGTGCATAAGGGGTGAGACCAGATGAGTGTTACATTGAAATTGGTGCACGAGGAAGGGATCCGACTGCGACAGCAATCGGCTCACCGCATCGAGCACAAAGACGAGAAGACGGACAAGGTTACGCACACATCCGTCGACTGGAGATTCGTGAAGCGCCCGGCCTCCGACGGCAAGGTCGTCGAGGAATGCCAGCAGGATGAAGATCCGCGACGGGTCGACTCGAACGGGCGCAAGATGCAGTTGGGGACATACACCCTGCACATCACCGCCGGCATGAACAATCTCGTGATTGAGCGCAAGGGGAAGATCGCCCCCTACAGCTTCAAGAACCCGGCGATTCGCAATCAGGTACGTGTCCAGCATCAGAGGCTGATCGACAGCGGCCGAAAAACAAAGGACCAAAAGCCAGTGCACGAGTGGAAGAATGATGGGGCTGCGAAGTACGTTCCGCCCAATACGTTCGACGGCGTCTTTGTTGGCGACGGACAGCGCGCAATCCTGGACGAGATGCCGACGTAAATGACGACGAACGCAGGCGACAACTGGGATCTTATTGGGGACGTGCCGGGACAACGCGGCACGCTCCCCAACTCGCCTGGGTTCGAGATCGAGGACGAGGGCGCGCTCATGTCGCGCATCCGCACGTTCTATGACGATGGCTCAGGCGCGTGGGAAGAGAACCGGCGCATGCACTCTGAGGACCTGAACTTCATCTACAACGCCGAAGCGATGGGGCAATGGGATCCCGTTGTGCTCCAGAATCGCCGCGGCAAGCCATGCTACACGTTCAACCGCTGCCTGCAGCCCGTGAACATGGTGGTGGCTGATATGCGCCAGACGCGCCCCGCCGGCAAGGTCCGGCCGTCGTCTGAGGGCGCCTCCGAGTCTACCGCCGAAGTTTTCGCCGGGCTCTGCCGCTCTATCGAGCAGGCGAGCCGCGCCGACCAGATCTACAAAGAGCAGTTTAAGTTCGCCGTCGCTGGCGGGTTCGGTGCGTGGCGGATCATGCCGACCTACATGCAGGACGACGGCGAGGGCGCCTTCGACCAGGTCCTCCGCGTCATCAACATCGCTAACCCGCAGACGGTGGTCTGGGATCCGCAGTGCGCCGACGCGTGCGCGGGCGACGCCAACCGCTGCATCGTCGCGGAGCGCATCTCCGATGACGTCTACGACAACCTCTACACGACCGGAGAGAACCCGGTCGGGCACCGCTCCAGCTTCAACATGTCTCGCGACAGCTATGGCTGGTTCACCGACAAGGAAGTGCGCATCGCCGAATACTTTGAGCGCGTCCCGCGCGAGAAGTGGATCGCGAAGATGACGGATGGCACCGTCCGCGACTATGACTCCGACCTGAAGGCGACCGAGAAGCACCTCGATGAGCACGGGCTGACGCACGAGAAGAGCGGCGTCACGCGCATCGCCAAGAACAAGAAGACCGGCGAGAAGATGATCCGCAAGACCGTCAAGTGGCAGGTCATGTGGGCCAAGGTAGACGGATCCAACGTCCTCGAAGGGCCCTACTACTACGACTGGAAGCGGATCCCTGTGGTCCGCTGCCCCGGCCGCTACATCAACATCGAGGGCCGCAAGAAGTTCCAGTCGCTGATCCGCCACTCGAAGGACGCGCAGCGTAGCTACAATTCACGGGCCTCGGACATGATAGAGCGGTCTGCGCTCCTCCCCAAGGCCCCTTATCTTGTGACTGAGGCGATGATCAAGGGCTACGAGCCCGAGTGGAACCAGGCCAACGTCGCCTCGCGCCCGTACCTACCCTACAACGTCGACAAAAACGCGGAGGGCGGGATGCCGTTCCGCACCCCTCCGCTCGACCTGCCGCAGGGCGCTATGGCGCTCGCGCAGATGTCGATCCAAGATATCCAGGCCACCATCGGCTACTTTGACCCAGCCCTCGGGAACTCTGATGATATGAACCGGGTCTCGGGTAAGGCGCTCGTGCAGCACACGAAGCGCTCCGACCTCGGGAGCTACGAGTTTATTGACGGCTTCAGCTCCGCGCTCCAGCTCACCTGGGAGATGTTCGTCGACATGATCCCGACCGTGATGGACTCCGAGCGCGTCGATCGTATTATCGGCCAGGACGGCGTCGAGAAGATGGTAGAGCTGAACAAAGAGCACGAGTTTACCGGCGACATCATGAACGACCTCTCGAAGGGGTCGTACGACGTTGAAGTCACCATCGGGCCGAGCTTCCAGTCCGCGCGCCAGGAGGCGCTAGACACGCTGATCTCGTTCGCTGAGGCGATGCCTACCGCCGCGCCGGTCATCCAGGACCTGATCGCGAAGAACATTGACTCCCCGGACGCACAGGAGATGGCGAATCGGCTCCGGATCCCGCTGATCCAGCAGGGCATCATCCAGCCCACCGCGAAGGAGAAGGCGGAAGGGGTCGGCTCTAAGAAGAATCAGCAGCAGCAGATGCAGGAGCAGCAGCAGCAGCTTGAGATGCAGCTCCTCCAGGGTAAGGCCCAGAAGATGGGCGCAGACGCCACCATCGCGCAGTCACGCGCGAAGATGAGCCCGGTCGAGCAGCAGAAGATCCAGTTCGAGGCCGCCGGTAAGCACCTCGCCAACATCAAGCTCGCGCACGAGATCGGGGCGGACAAGAGCCAGCAGCAGACCGACATGCAGTCGGCGCAGATGGACCTAGCCGCCAAGCACGTCGGGAACCTACAGGACATGACGCACGCCGCCCAGCAGCACGCGCAGGATCAGGCGCACCAGCAGGCGCAGCACCAACAAGACCAGCAGACCACGTTCGCGCACGAGCGCACCGAAGCTCTCCGGGCTGCGATGGCGCACGACGCCGAGATGCAGCGGGCCGCGCAGGCGCACGAGCACGAGATGCGGCGCATGCACGAGAAGCACACGCTGACCCTACAGCATACGAAGGAGCTGAACGAGCAGAAGGTCGCCGCCGCGAAGGCGATGGCCGCTGCAAAACCCAAGAAGCCAAAAAAGGCTACTTGATCTCGATGTCTGGGTGAGACCTGACCGCCTCGCGGAAGCGTATTCCGTGTAACAGGAGACTTTCATGGCTTTTTCGAGAGAAGATTTAGAGAAATACGAGTCGCAAACTCAAAAACAGATTGATGACAAGGTCAACCCGTTTCGAGGTGCGACACCCGCCCTCGCCGCTGACGCAGCCGCAGTAGCCGCCGTCGCCGCGGGCCAGAATGTAGACGCCACTCCGGGAGGCAGCGCCGCAGCAGCGGCCTCGGATCCGTTAGTCGACGAAGATGCCCCCATCGTTGACGAAGACGGAACACTCGGCGACCCGACCGATTCGGGTGAGGGGACTTCGGACGAAGACGCGGACCCGTCCACCGCATCCGTCGACCCCAGCGATGAAACGGATCCCAACACGGACTTGACTGGCGAGGAGGGTGAAGAAGAGGCTGCACCCTCCCGGCCGGCCCCGAAGAAAGGATCTGCTGAGGAACGCATAGTAGAGCTGAACGATCTGCTCGAAGGCACGAAGATATTTGGCAAGCACATGCAGGGACAGCTGAAGGATGCTTTAGCTGAGCTGGAGCGGCTCAAGGCCGGTGGGAAACCTACCACCGCACAGACCGACGCTGCAGTTGCTCCTCCTGTTGTTGAAGACGAGCCGATGCCCGACCTAGCGGACCCGGATATCGCCTTCGACAACGACAAGTATCGGGCCAAGATGCAGAAGTGGACAAAGTCTCAGGCTGCGGTAGCCGCTCGCGAGATTGTTCGTGAGATGAACGGACAGAATGAGGCGGTCACTCGCCGTAAGGTGGTCGAAGAGAGGATCGCGGAATTTGCGAAGACTCACAAGGACTACACGGCGGTTGTAACCAACAACCCGGTCCTGGCACAGCATCAGCTGGGTCCAGATGCGGGTGCTGCTGTCGCTCAGTCGGAGCACGTCGGCCGAATCCTGTACGAGTTTGGGAAGGACACTGCCCTCGCGATTAGAACCGCGAAGCAGAGCCCGGCCCAGCAGTGCATTACCATCGGCAAGATGATCGCGAAGATTGAGGCCGAGCAGCCCACTTCAAAGAACGGCTCTAAGCCCGATGCGCAAACAGGGCAAAAGAAGTCCATCACCAAGGCGCCTCCTCCCCCCACAGCTGTAAGGGCCGCGGGACGTGCGTCAGAGCGAGATGTCGTCGACCCTAACATGTCGATGGAAGAGTTCGCTCGGCGGCACAGAGGAAGCAAACAGTCACTCCGCGAGAGCGCCCGGAAGCTACGCGGACTGAACTAAATAAAATCGGAAAGGAATAATGGCTAATTCACTAATCACCGCTCAATGGGTCGCACGCAAGGCTCTCGTCCTGCTGCACGCCAAGAGCAACTTCACGGGTCGTACGAACCGTGACTACCAGAGCCTGCTGCCCGGCCCCATCAATGGGGTCATCTTGGGTCAACAGCTCTCGATCCGTCTCCCGTTCCAGTACACTCTCCGTACTGGCCCGCAGATGAACGCTCAGAACTCTGTCCAGCGCTTCGCCACCCTGTTGGTCAACCAACAGCTCGGCGTCGACATCAACTTCACTTCGGTGGAGCGCGCGATGTTGCTGAACAACTTCGAAGAGCAAGTGCTCGAACCCGCCATGGCGCGTCTCGCGGCCGGCATCGAGAACTTCACCACGGGACAGGTCAACAACGTCCCGAAGTTCACGGGCGCCTTCAACACCACGGCAACCTACGACCAGCTGCTCCAGAACGAGCAGTACCTGACGGAAGCCTTGGCGCCGGAAGACGACCGTCGCACCTTCACGGCGACCCCGCAAACTTCGCGGTACTTCGTCCGTGACAACAAGGGCCTCTTCAACCCCGAATCGACGATCTCCGACCAGTGGTTGGAGGGCGTTATTGCGGATAAGGCCGCGGGCTACGTCTGCTTCCGTAACACGAAGCTGCCGACGCACGTCATCGGATCGTTCAGCACCACGGCGGCCCCGGCCGTCAACGGCGCTGGTCAGTCTAACCCCGGCGCGGGTAACGCGTTCGTTTCCACCTTCACTCTGAACACCAACGGCTGGGCTTCGGGTCTCACGACCTTGAACGCTGGCGACGTGATCAGCATTGCGGGCGTGAACGAGGTCGACCCTGAGACGAAGGCGTCCCTCGGCCGTCCCAAGCAGTTCGTCGTGACCGCGACCATCAGCGACACCGCTGGTGCGATTGCGATCCCGGTTGCCCCCGGTATCATCACCGGCGGCGCATACCAGAACGTGGACAACGTTCCGGCTGCCGGCGCTCTCATCAGCGTCTTCGGCCAGAGCGGAGCCGCTGCCATCGCTGCCCTAAACGGTCAGCTGATCAAGCAGTCACTCGGCTGGTATAGGGACGCGATTGTGTTTGCGAATCCCCCGATGCTCGACCTCAGCCCCCTCGTCAAGATGACGGCTGCAGAGAGCTTCGAAGGGTACAACATCCGCTTCGCGCAACAGTGGGATCCGTCTAACGACGTGCTCCCGGCTCGTCTCGACTCGATTGTCGGCGCCGTGCTCGCTTACCCCGAGCTGGCTGTGCGGAACATCGAAG